CTACCTCTTCCGCAGCAACTGCGCGCGCAGGAGCTTCGCGACAACGTCGCTCACAGTCATGCCAACCTGGCCGTCCATGTTCTGCCTGGCCAGGTACGCGTCCAGGCCTTCTTTCACATCGTCGGGAAGCAGAAGAACCACCTGCTTCCCCTTGCGTGCTCGATACGCCGCTTGCCGCTCTGCGCCGGTCATAGGTTCCACCTTCCGTTTACGTTGCATGCCTAGATCGTACCGTCACTAGTGACGGGCTGTCTACTGGGTCTGAAAGGACCAGGGCGAGCCCGCCTTTACTCGCGGCTGGAATCCGTTGTTACCTCCCTGCGTCTCCAAGGGTGCAGCCGGCTGGCGCTTGACGCCGTTGTCAATGAGCGTCAGACCGGCCGGACGAATGGCCGCCTGATCAGCCTGGTCCGCACCAGTGCGCCCGGACTCGGAGCGGATCTGATCCTGCCTCGCGTCGGACACGCGTAGCTCCCCCTCCATCGGCCACATCGTGGCCATCGAAGACCACCCCCCGACCTGGAGCCGCACCGTGGGCCCCGTCACGACCACGGCGACTCCGAGGTCACGCAAGGTGTCAAGAGTCTGGCGCTCAACCACTCGCGTATTGCCGTCGATCCACTCCACGACGCCGGCCGTGTGGCCGCGACCGACGAGAAGGCCGGACAGTCGAATCCGGTACTTCGAGGTCAGGTCATCGAAATAACGCTCCTGGGGCGATTTCTCGGCCGCTGGTGCCTGGGCCTTGACCGGTGCGATTTGAGCGCTTGGCGGTGCCACTCCGGCCGTTGGCGGAGCCTTGCCGCTTGCCGCAGTCGAATGCGCAACCGCGGTTGGCTGCGGTGGCTTGAAGAACGCGTAGGCTTTCCAGCCACCCCAGACCAGGCAGAAGATCGCGATCATCGCCCCGTACTGAAAGCCCGAACTCTTCCAGAACACCGCGCGGTTATCGGTGTACGTCTCAGTGTCGATCTCCTCTGAGTTGTGGCTCTTGTAGGTCCCGAAGTACTTCACGTCGTACTTGTTGATGTTGTCGGTGACCTTGACGAACTCGCCGTTGCCCTGGCCCTTGTAGATCGTGACGCGGTACCGCTTGTCCTGGCCGAGCGCGGACAGCTTCAAAAACGTGAATTTCTGATCAACCCGCCGCCGCCAGAGCGCCAACACGTCGAGCAGGGATTGACCCATGAGCAGCACCGTCATGCCACGGTGGCCGTGCTCCGACACGAACAACGTCAGCTCCTCGGTGGCCTTGGTGCGGTTACCCCACCAGCTCTGCGCCTCATCGAAGACGTGCAGGGCGTTGTCCCGGGTCTTTTCGATCCAAGTCCCGTCGATGGTGACCATCTTGCCCTTGCGCTTCACCTCGCGGGGGCGCATGTCCTCGCGCGTCAGCGGAAACAGCAATGCCTTGACCTGCTCGAGCGGAATGTCGGCGGCTTCGGCGATCCGCGCCTGGCACGCCTCGGTGTCCAGTCCCTCGATGTACGCCACCACCTCGCGGCCCTTCTTGAGCCACGGGATCACGAGCGTGCTCATTGCCTCATACGACTTGCCAGAACGAGGCAGGCCCTCGTAAAACAGGATTGCCATGGTCTACCACTGGAAAAGGGTGAAAAACTTGCGCGTGAGCCTGAACGCGTAGCCGGCGCCGATGATGGCCATCGCCTGGGGAACGCCGCATTGCGTGGCCACCCAGATGATTCCGCCGTCCATGCCGGACCAGACACCACCCAGGCCGCCAGACAGCCAGGCCGGCACAGGAATGATGGACACGATGTAGACGAACGCGCCGACGAGGCCGTCGAGGACGGCCACGAACGCGTCTTGCACGAAGTCCCACATCGCGCCAAAGACGGCAACGACCAAGGACCACAGCCAGTCAGTGAATTGCTTGAGCATGCTGACTCCGATTACTCGATAGCCGAGCGGAAGGCCCAGATCGTTGCGAGCAGCATCAGCACGCCCTTGATGGCAAGCATGACGCGCTCCGCCATCGTCGTGCAGAAGGCATCGAAGCTAAACGACACCGTGCGGTCAAACAACGGAAAGGACCCTTCGCTGGTGGGGCAGGAGCCACCGCCAGCGACGTTGAAGAAGCCCGCCACGGCAGCACCTGCAGGCGACGCCAGCATGGCATCCTTGCCAGCGACCAGCACCCCCTTGAAGGTGCGTTCGCCCTTCGTGTAGAGCTTGGAACCATCGACCTTCGTTGGATCACCACCGCATCCAGTATCGGAAGAATTTTTCTCGCATTTCTCAGCCTTCTTGTCGCCTTCCTTCTCGGCCTCTTTCGTCACACCGCTCCCGGTCGTGGTAGTGCTCTCACTACGCAACGTGCCATCAGGGTTTGTAGTGCGAACCGTCTTCGTGGTGGTCGACGTTCCGTCGACATTCTTGGTCGTCGTAGTCGTTGTCGTTGTCTTCGATCCATCGGCGTTCGTCGTCGTCTCAGACGTCGTCTCCGAAGTCTTCTTGTCGTCGGACTTCGGCGGATCGGGCGTGGCCGGTGGCTTCGTGCCATCACCAGGCTGCGACATATCCGGCGCACAGACGGGCTTACCGTTAACTACACCAGCAGCCTCGCCAGGAGCACACGAGTCGGGTGGAACCGCATCGTTAGGGGAGGGCGCGTTCCCGTCACCAGTGGGCACACCAGGGCCACCACCGGAATCACACTTGCTGCCATTGGTAGCGTATGACCCCTTGGCAAAGTAATGCTTCTTACCCTGCACGAGCGCTGAGCCCGCAGGAAACTCACCGTCAAAGGCGGCTGCGCAGCCCTTGGAACACACGATGTAGGGCGGTCCCTTAGCAATCTCACTACCTGCATCGAAATAACCACCACTGATGGTCTGCCCGGCGGTGCAGTTCGCCTGATTGATTTGGCAAGCCGTCTGTCCCGCATTCTCCGCATACCCACTATTGCACTGACATCCGCCAGTGACAGCCGTACTGTTCGCAGGACACGCATTCTTGATCTCTTGCGTGGGGACGGCGGCGTTATCAAATATCACCGAGCCAGACGTGTTACTGGTGACTCGAAAATTGCAATAGGTCTGGTAGGCCTCGACCTTAGCAACTCTCGTGCGACTGTCAGGCCACGCAGCGAGCCACGCATCACAGGAAGTGATCCAGTTAGAACCAGTCGCCGCATAGGTGTTCGCATAGCCAACCAAGCTACCTTTCGTCTCCCAATACGACACCTTCGGAATCACAGCATGAGCGTGTCCAACGAACACGCACACCGCGAGCAAGAGCAATCGGCACAGGAATTTGAGGAGCCTATCCATTCCTGAGCCCTGCAACAGCAGCAACACCACAAAGGATGCCGCAGAAAAAGGCCAGACAAAGCCACATGTTGCGAATGCTCAGGCCGTCACTAGTGACGACCCGAGCGATTGGCATCAGCCGCGAATGAAGCCGATGACCTTCTTGGCGCCGTAGCGCACGACTTCCGGCACGACCTTCAACGCGCCGATGGCCAGGATGCCAGTGCCGACAGCGGCAAGGTCCACAGCGCCCGTGATCGAAGACAGATCCATGATGATTTCCTTTAACGTGAGTTGATGAAATTGACCACCGTCCCGACTGCCCATCCGAAGAGGTAGCAGACGACCACACACGAAAACCCCCACGCCCAGACGGCAGCAAAATCGGTTGGCGAGGGAGTCACGAACGCCGATGCAACGCCGAGTTCGGACCCGGCGACAACGACATACGAACAGGTTGAAAGGTCCGACGGCTGCGAGGCCGTGATTGCGAGCGGATGCGAGCCATCCGCTAGTGCTGGCAGGGCTTGCGCGCAGATCACGCCTCATCCCTCCAGTGAATGCAGGGCACGGCCGCGTGATCGCGATTGCGTGCCAGGTAGATGCGTTCGCCGCGCTGTGCGGCACGCTCGATAGCGTCGGCCACGAGCCACAGACCGATGAACGCGGCGATGCTCCAGAAGAACACGACCATGCAGAACTCGAACGTCATCGCACGCCCTCTGCATAGTCGTCGGCAGTGCCCAGGCGATCCAGATCGATCACGGTCACCGGCTCGCCGTGCTCGGCGTACTCGATGGCCATGTGCATGGCTTCCTCTTCGTCGGTGATCACGCCGCCGCCAGCCTCTCGCAACGAGCGCACCCATTCCGGCTGGCCATCAACTAGTGACGGGCAGAGGAACCGCCCTGTTTCGAGAGACTGAACGACGAACCGCATCACGCCGCCTGCGGAGCCCGCTGGGCGGGTTGCTTCATGTCGAGAGGCTTGATCGCGACCATGATGATCTTGGTCCCGTCTTCACGCGTGGCCTCGACCTCGAAGGTCGCCATAGCACGGATGGGCGCCGCGTTGAGCGTCGGGCCGAGGTGCGCCCACTTCTCGAACTCGGTGTGATCGCCGAGCTTGAACGGGCGCGTCACGTGACCGAGGGCGCGGCCTGCACCGTTCTCCTTCATGTCCACCTCGCAGTGGAAGACGGTCGAGCTGAACGCGCGACCCTCGAACGTGCCGGTCGATTCTTTGATACCGTGCACAAGCACTTCCGATTGCATTTGCATACTGGTTTTCTCCAGGCCGGGTTAAGCCGCTTGCATGGCCTGGCCAGGGCCTGCGGGCTGTAGAAAGGTCACGACGGTGCGGGCGGCTGATGCAGCCAGCTCCAGCTCGGAGAAGGCCTTGAGCCGCCCCGGCCGCTTGTATTGGCCATCGTCACCAACGGGGAAGAGGTCGAGCAGCACATCGACGCCGAGGTGCTTGATGGCGAAGGACACGCTTGGCGAGGCCACATTGCGCAGCCAGCGGATGCAGCGTGAGACTTCCGCGTTCACCGTCTCCGCAGGAAGGCGCGGAGTGGTCTTGACCGGCTGAGGCTCGAACGACTCATCGGCCAGCGCCAGCATCTCGGCGTGCCAGGCGGAAGCACCCGCGAAGAAGTCAGCAGGGCGCCGGAGCATGTCGGAAGGAAGCTCGCGCACCTTGTTTCCATAGCGCGTCTCGATGCGCACCCAGGGATTGCCGGAGTCCTCGCCGAAGAGCTGATGACCCTTCTCGTACACGTTGGTTTGCTTGCCCGTGGACTTCATGCCCAGGTAGAAGGACCGCGCTTTGCCATTGATCCAGTCGCCTGGCTGCGTGGTCTTCGGACGCTTGCCGTAGACATCCATGGCTCCGGACCGGTAGTCCGTGGCCAAGCGCTCCATGCCGCCTGGCATGCCGTCGAAAAAGTCCAGCGCGAGATCGACGCGCGTCACATCGCCGTCTTCGTCATCGATCAGCTTCGCCAAGCGCGTGGTCCACTCGTGCTCTGCGAACGTGCATGCAGCCCCGAAGAGGTTGCAGTGCAACGTTTGGGCTTGTGCCTGCTGGCGCGGGCTGTCACTGCTGGTCAGGAAGCCGACCCAACCGCATTCCTGGCCGTTGCGCTCGATGCTCCAGCGGTAGCGATAGAAGTCGTGGCCCTTGCGAATCTCGGGATGCACGCTGAACTCTCGGCCGAGGATGCCCGCGACCGTCTGCGCGAGCTGCATGGCCTGGGTGCCCGCCCAGTGCTCCTCGTTCGGCAACTCGGCCAGCACCTTGTGCACGCGATGCGCTGCCGCTTCCCAGATGTTGAAGGGCTCGGGACCGAACAGCAGCTCGGCCGAGGGGAGGGCGGCATTGCGACGCTGGACAGTGAAACGAACCCAGTCAACATGGACGTTGGTCTTCGAGGCATTGCGCTCCGCTTGGAGCCGCCACTTCACCTCGCCACCGTCCAGCACGAGCGAGTTTTTAGCCGGCCGCGTCAT